TCGTCGAGATGACCGTTGGTGCAGGTAAGCAGGTGCTGAGCGGGCACCGCTGGACTCTCGCGTGTGCGCTTGGTCGACCCAGAGCGTTGGCCGCCGCGTCCGGGGCAGTTCTTGTGAGTGAACTGTGCAAGGTCCGGACGGAAGGGGTGGGTGTTGGTGTAGCTGAACCGGGGAACCGGCCCGAGGTAGTCGCAGCCGGTGCAGCGGAACCACTGGGGGAACACCCGTGCCGGGATGCCGAGATCGTTGCCGTCTGTGCTGTTCTGACCCTTCTTCGGCTGCCACGGAAAGGGTCGGAGTGCATCGACCTGCGGACCGAGATGGAGCCGGACAACATGGAGTAGCCGTGGCTCGAGGATGGAAGGGATGGTCTCGCGGCGCTTCCAGATCGGTTCCCAGTCGTCGAGGCCGGCCGGCATGATCGAGAAGCCGGGCAGGTCCATGATCGCCCCGGGCCCGTAGGTGTAGAGCAGCGAGGACGGGCGGGCCGAACCGACCTTGGCCCGGTTCTTCACGACTCCTTCTTCGGCATCGGCGAGTGGGTCGAGCGCCTGGTCAGCGTCGTGGAGCATGACAGCGGTGTCGGCAGGTTCAGGGGCCACGGTGTCGGTCATGACTCATCTCCGACGGGCAGCGTCCATTCGGGTGCGCCGTCGGGCATGCGGGAGAACAGTCGCTCCGGAAGCGGGCTGACGAGCAGGTTGATCTCGGGTTGGACTTCGCGCATCGAGTTGGCGATCACGAACGGTGCCTCAACCGCGCCACCGGCAGCGGCCTTGGCGTTCTCTGGACTGATGATCAGCGGCAGGTACTTGTCGCCGTCGCCAGTGCGCTCGTAGACGAGGGTCTTGCTCATCTCGGTCGCACGCTTGGCACGCTCACTCCATCGGTCGATGCGGTTGACCAGCAGATCGTTGGCGAGTTTGGTGGCGTCGTCGTCTTTCGCGGCTGCGGCGATGCGGGCCTTGAGCCGGCCGGCCAGCACCTCGACCGCGGAGCGCTGCTCCTTGATCCGTCCGGCATTGCGTTCGGGCGACAACCCATCGGTCTGCGTTGCCTGCACGACGCGTGCGGCGCTGACGAGGAGGCCGTCGATCCCCCGAGCGAGCGAGGTCGGCGAGTAGGGCGTCACCGAGAGCGCTTCAACCTGGGCGTAGAAGGTCTCGTGGTAGTGGCGGAACTGTTCGAAGTGGGCGAGGTCTCGAGGGCGGGCCCAGTTCCCGAGGGCGACGACCAGCCCGGGTCGGTCCGAGGCGTCTCGACCGACGCGGGAGGACGCTTGGATGTACTCAGCGGTGTTCTTGGGTTGGCCGACGACAAGCATCAGTCCGAGGCGTTGGACGTCGACGCCGACTTGGAGCATCGAGGTCGCCAGCACGACGTCGAATGGTGCCTCGGTGCGAGTGGGGGCCTTCTTGCCAGCGTCCTGGTCGGCGAGCCGCTGGCGGAACGCTTCGGTGGTGTCATAGTCCGGGTCGAACTCGAGGCCGAGGCGGTCCAGCGTCCGCCCGATCTCCGCTGACGCGATGCGAGATGTGAGCTCACCGACGTTGAGTAGGCCGAACGACGTTCCCAGCCGGGACGGGAAGCCGGAGCCCTTGCGCGGTCGCTTCACCCGGGTCTGGACGTCGTCGGCCATGTAGCGGGCCATGCCCGCCAGCTCGCGGGTCGCGTTGAAGTACCCGACGAGCGACATGTACGGATCGGCCGCGCTGCCCGCCCGGTCGAACAAGAGCTGACTGGCGGAGAGTAAGACTTCAGCGACTCGGATCTCGGCGCTGGAGAGGCGCACACCCTGGGCGCTGACGCCGACGTAGCGGCGGCCAGGGTTGTCACGGTCGATCGGCAACTCCTGGGAGAAATACGTGTCGGCAACGTCGAGGACTTGGGGCGGGAAGATCTCGACCTGTCGGCCGTAGAGGCCCCGGACCTGTTCATTGGCGTTCCGCACCGTCGCGGTCGACGCGACGATCAGCGGTCGGACTGGTTTGCCTTCAGATGTTTCCCACGACGAGAGCGTCTCGACGGCGACCTCGAACAGCCCGACGGACGTACCCAACGCGCCGGTGATCAGGTGTAGCTCGTCCTGGATGATCAGGTCTGGCGGCCGAAGCCGTCCCACGGGCTGCACGGTCGCCGCGGGGTAGCCGTTGGATGTCGGGTGGATGGTCGTGATGTCGCACTTGGCGTAGTCCGGATGAACGTAGCCATGACGCCCACAACGTCGACTGACGTATCCGAACAGAGCGGCTGCTTCGCCCTCGCGTGCGAGGCGGGCGAACTTGTCGACGGTGGCGATCACGAACCCCGGCGTGAGCCGGTAGATCTCCTCGTCGACGGTGAGCACCGGGAGCCCCTCGTTGACTTGGCCGCCCTTGGAGAACGGGCATCGGGCCAGTTCGTCCCCGCAGTAAACGAACACGCGCCGCACGGTCGCATCGGCCTTGACCTGCGCGGCAGTGATCGGAGTGCCACACCATGGGCACCGCTGGATCTGTAGCACCGTCAAGCGATGTGATCCGTACTCGTTGGCCTTCGTGAGCTGTTCGTCGGCTTCATCGAACCGCTTCGGGCTCACATCGGTGCCGACCCACAACCCGATGCGAAACGGTTCGACGCCCCAGGTCGCCTCGTCCTCACGCCGGGCGAGCTCCGCCGCGCAGACCAACGCGGTGGCGCGCTGGAACTGCTGGGCGGTCAGCAACCGCAGCGTGTAGCGCATCAACACCGCGACGCCGTCTCGCCCGTCGAGGGGCCCGTCCGCGGACTCGACCACGCCCTGCCGTCGGCGGATCGCAAACGTATAGGCCGCGAGCCCGAGGTATGCCTCGGTCTTGCCGCCACCGGTCGGGAAGAACAGCAACTCCACTCGCGCGTGGTGGTCGGCACTGCGGACCGCTGCTGTCGGTTCCGTCAGTGCGCCGAGCTGCATCAGGATGAACGCCAGCTGGAACGGGCGCCACGACGCAGCAGCGTCGCCCTTCACTTCGACCTCGGCGCGGGCCTGCTCGATCGTGGCCGACACATCAGATGCCCGTGCGGCTGCAACCTGCGACGCGATGCGCTGGTCACGCATGACTCGGTTCATGAATTGGAAGCACCGCAGCGCCTCCCCGTCGGTCGCAACGTACTCGAGTCCGGCGACGAGGCGGCCATGAGCCTGCCGCGCTTCCCACAACACCTCCTCGGCCGTCTCGCGAAGGTGGGCGGGCAACGCCGCCGCGGCGGTCCCTTGTTCGTCGAGCCAGGTTCCATAACCCGACACCAGCGGTTCGAGACCAGCCTGCAGCTCGGCGGGACTCGCAGTTGACAGCGCGTCCATTGTCAGGAGCGCGCCCGTGACCGAGCGGGCACGGGTCTGTGGCGTCTCTCCGATTGGCAGCCACGTCGTCGAGACCTCGGTCGCTCGGCGCGTGTCGCCGCGAGCCACCCAATCGACGGAACAGGTCCGACCGATCGCGAACTCCAGTCGGTTGCGGTACTGCAGGTCGAGCCGTCGTACCTCCTCGTCGTGTTGCGGCCAGTCCTGTTCCAGCACGTCACGCACCGGCAGGAACACCGCCGCGCCGCGAGCGTCGATCCGCAGCTTGGTCTGGAACATCCACATGCTGATCGGGATCGGCATCGGGGTCTCGCGGTCATTGCACAACGCGACTTCGATCAGTACTCGTTCGAAGCCCTCATCGTCGTAGCGGTCCACGCGGAGGCAGATCGAGTCGCGTAGCGGCACTGTCATGGTGCGGCCGGCGACAAGGTCGCCGAGCCTGATTGCGCGCTGCTCCTCGATCGGGGTCCGCTGGTAGTGGCGAACTTGGCGTCCCGCCTTCGTCACCTGATCCGTCTCAACCGTCTCGTAGGTCCCCCACGTTGCGGTCACCGTGAAGGACTCCAGGCCCACAGGAACCTGGAACCGCAGCCCCATCGAGGCCGGGATCATCAAGCCCTGTTTCGGCGCGCGGTCCTCGACATCGTCGTCCTCAGCATCCGCTTCGGTCTCATCCGCGGCATACGCCGGTACCCCGCGACCCTCCGACGAGCCGTCCGCCTCGGAGCGAACCTCGACCAGATCGCCACGATCGACAGGCTCAACGTCCGACACCCCCTCGACAGCGGTGCTCGCCAGCTTCACCGGCGCGATGTGCCCGACGAGGTATTGCGACCGAGGGCTGAACGGCAGCACCTCCTCCGGGCCGTGGATCGGCCCCAGGAGCTCGCGCTCCAAGATGTCAGCCAAGTTCTCTCGCACGACGAACGACGAGCCGTCCAGCTCGTAGTTCAAGGTGTAGGACCCTTCAGGCCCTCCGGCCTGCCCACTTGACTCCGGCACCGCCCCAGTCTGCCCGACGCTCTTGGTCATTCGGGGGTTCAAGCTCCATCTGCGTCCTTCAGTCTGCGGCCGGCGGTCGCCACTGGAGAAGCACCCGGTCTTCGTCGAAGTAGCGCCCGACGACGCCGCGTCGGATGCGCAGATTCTCAACCTGGGTGAGCAGGATCTCTCGCCGGGCGAGTTCATCGGCACCGGCGGCGCCCCAGTGGTCGCGAACGGTCGCTCCGTTGAGTGGCTGGGCACCGCGTTCATCGAGTAGGCGTTGAACCAGATAGGGGTCGAACACCGATCGGCTCATCGTCTGTCTACACGCGGGGCAATAGAGGACGGGACGCCTCTGGTTCGTTCCACGGCAGAGGTACACGCTGCAATCGGCGCAGCGGGCCACACGAGAGAGGAACGGGCTCGTCATCTCTCTCTCGCTTCGCTTCCTCGCCTGGGGAGTGGCGCGTGAGTCGAGGACGTGCTGAAGCGCTGCGAACTCCTCCGTCGAGATGACGGCGAGTGACTCGTGAACAACCGGAGCTCCGTCTGCGTCGCGGAGGACTGCAAAGGGGTTCGCTCGCTTCGCGCTCTTGGGCCGTCCCGGGTTGTGTGGGATCATCCCAGCCAGGATTGGGTTCCGCAGGAGACCATCCACGGTCTGACGGTTCCACGCGATGCTCCCTGACTTCCGCCTTGCGTTAGCGCCCTCGGGAAGCGGTGCTCTTTCGACGGTCAACCAAGTCGTGATGGCGTTCACGGTCGTACCTCCCAGCGCCATCCGCACGGCGTTCGCGAGCCAGGACGCGCGCTCCGGGTCCTTCATGAGCACCCAGCCTGGGCCGTTCGAGTTCGCCACCGACCGGTATCCATAGGGGATCCCGCCGCCTGCCCAGCGGCCATCCTTGAGCAGCTGCAGCCGCGCGGCACGAACGCGAGCCCGGATGGCCTCGGACTCCATCTCGCCGAACACGGCGAGCATGACTGCGAAGGCCCGCCCTTGGGGACTGGTCATGTCGATCGGGTCCTCGACCGCGACGAGCCCGGCCCCCATCTGCTGAAGTGCCTCGTCAGCGTGCAGGAAGTCCAGAACACGTCGTGCGAGCCGGTCCACCTTCCAGATCACCACGGCATCGAAGTCGCCCGCGGCGAGGAGCGCCGCCCAACCGTCGCGGTCCTCCGGCCGGTTGGCAGTCGCGGACACACCGTCATCGACGAACTCACCGACGACCTCCCACCCTCGTGCGTCGGCATAGCGGCGACATGACTGGAGCTGGCGAGCAATCGAGACGGACTCTTCCTTAGTGACGCTGAGCCTCGCGTAGAGGGCGCATCGCCGGGCTTGGTTGCTGTTCGTGGGATTCATACAAGGTGTATCGGACTGTTCTGCTGCCGCCGTTGCCACGTCGCTGTTGCAGGCGAAGGGTGGGCTCGGGTTGATCGCGACGAACACGGTCGCTCA